GTCATTCGTCTTTGTCCTCCCAGTTACCCCAGTTTAAGAAAAACTCCGCAGCGTCTACAAACCTAGTGTATTCTGTGGATTTTTTGTAATCGTCGGGGTAATGTTCTTTAAGATTATCAAGTAAATCTATGATACTATCGTGTAAATCGTCTAAGTCCATCTTTTACTTACCTCATAGTTAAAGAGAAATCCAAGTACAAAGCGAAAATGTGTTCTAAGTGCAACTAAGTCACGTTGTCTCTCGTACGTTGTTTCACTGCAAGACCACGCACGATATTCTATTCTACGATTCAAAGCTGCAAGTTCACGCTCGCATTCGTGGAGAAAGTGAAGTTCTCTGTCCCGTGCCACATTGTCCGATGGTCTGCCAACACCGTTACGATGTTTAAGTACGAAATTTAGGTACACACGTTTCATATGTAGACTTAGTTGGTTGTATATTGGCTCATAGCCGTCTACGTCAAATTTTGTCTCAAAAGCCATAGCTAACATCTCCTTGTTTAATGATTTCTTTGATATCCCGTGGATGACTACGCTCTTCGTGCAACGACGCAAACCAGCGTCCAGTAATGTAGAATCCACGCTCCAACGTATTTGGTCTACGTGCCTTAGTTACATCTTCGAGGGCAAGGACAACTTCGGTACCTTCGCATACTATGGTTTTGTCGTTTACTTTATACATTGTTCCAGCGTAATCAATGATAAAATCACCGATTTCTAAGTCGCTTTTTAAATTATGGCACATTGATTATAACTCCTTCGGGAAGTTGACTAACTTAGACACGGCGTCACATACAACAGTGTTAAATTCGTGCAGTTGATCCATAGTAAACTTTATTCCACTTACATGAACAAAGGGTTCAACGATACGCTTGAACACAAATGCCTGTGGAATCATGTTAGCTCTGACCGCTTCACTAAGTTCAACACCGTTACTGTATATAACGTCACGGTATGTGAACTCCACGACCACAGCGTTACCGTTGTAAATCTTTGTGTTGATAGATACTTGTTTAAAATTGTTAGTCATTATTTATTTCCCCTAATTGTTTTTCAATCTCGTTAAGAAGTTTGTGGTCATTACTGGATACAAAAGAAACAATGTTACTTAGTAACACGTCCTTTAGATAGACTGACGTATCACCAAGATACATATCTTTAAACGTTGGTGGTAAGTGTATTGCAATGTTTTGCCAAACCCCATCGCAACCTTTGAACCTAGCCCAAAGTTTAATCATACCATCATCGTTACTCTTAGTTATTTTAAAGCTAAAATTCTCTATATTTATCATTTGCTTACCCCATATACAAAGTTGTCTAAAAGATTGTCATAGCCGTTTTGGTTCTCAATGTAGATAAGCCCTGATTTCATTAAACCTAGTTGACTCTGTTTCATCGCCATCATAGTAATCCGCAAGTACATAGTAATACTCATCGGATTCTTTATCACAATTTAAGTCACCACATCTACTATCGGCCTTTCTCAATGTGGGGCGTGTGTCTATTACTTCTTCGTATACTATATCTCCCATTTTATATACTTTTACTATGTAGAATTTCATTTTCTTACTCCGTATACAAAGTTGTCTAAAATGTTGTCGTAACTAATTTGACTGTAAATGTATGTAATACCGCTGCTCATAAGCCCTAGTTGACTGTGTCTTAAACCATATGCACAGTGACCTAGCTCATGTATCAACAGCTCCTTGCGTTCCCACTCATTCAATGTATTCCAAGCTTGCCTATTTATTGTAATGTGGTTACCTTGGTCAGTTTGTGCAAGGTTGAACTCTAGGTCGCTGTCAGATTTTTTACATTGTCCGAATTCACCGTTAAAAGAGTCGTCAGTGAATTCCCAGCTATCCACGTTAGTCCAAATCTTTGAAGTGTTGAAACTGCGAGACTCAAGGTCATTCGCAGCCTGCATAATTACGTTGGTTAACTCTGGGTCTTTGTACTGGTTTCCACGGTTCATACCGCAGCTAGCTACGACTACGGTACTTAATAATATTGTTAATAGTGTTTTCATCTAGTAATCCTTTTTCAAATAATTGTTTTATTTCGTTTGACCTACGTATTAAATCTTTCCTACCTTCTTCCGTATCTTCCCATTCAACAAAACACCCAACAGCATTTGCTATTACTCCATTTTTACGAAGTAAGTACTTTTGATATGCTGCTTGCAACGCTTCATCCTTATCCTTAGACAAACCCATCGCTGCAATGCTCTCTTCTCTCAATATTTCCCATGATGTTTTCATAGTTCTAAGTTCTCCTTCTTTACGTAATAACATTGTTCACGAGGAGACCATAGAATCAGTTCGTTGGCCTCCATGTTTCCAAGCCACTCTTGAAACGTTTTCTCAAAGACTTCATATTCAACTTCGTTTTCTAAGTCAGCGATACCGATGTCTTCTAAGTACCGCTGAAACATATCTGCTACGTTATCCATAGTTAAGTAGAAACTATTCAATACCTTCATCTAGTAAGCTCCTATCTATTGTTACTGCTCCCTTCCCTTTGACTAATATTGTAATCTTTGTATCGCCAGAAAATACATGGTCACAAACTCTGTATTCTTTGCCGTCCACCTTAACTGTGTCCTGCGGTTCTAATAGTATGCGTCGTGTCATTGAAATCTCCTAATTAATTGCAAAGTGACAGAGCAAACTTGTATTTTGTCCCAATGTGTTAATGTTTAACGTGGTGAAACCGCACCACAGGAACTACTTTACTTAGTTTACATTGTCATCGTTGAAATCAATTCAACTTGAAGCAGGTCTCACTGCTATATGGTCAAACCCTCTTTAGTGTGGTTCCCTTGTACTCCCAGAGGTACCGTTCGCTGCTTCCTCTGGACTCTCGTTGCTGGGAGAGCTATCACTCTTCCTGTTTTAAGAATGCCACGCATGGAATCAAAAGTCAAGCAGCGAGTCAAAGAATTTTTGTCACAAAGAAAAACCCAGTTGTTACACTGGGTTGTGGATGTTCTCAAGCTCTGGTGGCTTCGTAAATTCCTCGGGACAAGGAAAACCTAGCTCTCTAGTTACTCGACGATACATTGCTTCACCACGTTTATCATAGTAAGGCATTGAATTCGTGAATATCTGTGTAGCCGTGCCCATGTGTTTACCGAATTCTTCACCGAGAACGTTGATACTTGCTTGAACCATGGCAGAGCTGACTTTCTTTGCTAACTCAACAGCCTCGGACTCAGCACACTCAAAGTAAACAGCGTCATGCAATGGAATAACCCAAACATTGAACTCTTCGATACAGATGTTACTAGCGTCACGAGTCATTGCAGCTCCGTTACCTTGCATCTTAAGGTTCTTCACAGAGTTCTCACGCATACCTCGTGAGTAGAAGTACTTCCAAGAGTCCACAGTCTCAATGTAACCTTTGTCCCTGATGTCATAGAGTGTGTCAGCAATGAAGTCGTAGTATGCAGAGTAAGCGTCCTTGTGGTTTGCAAGGAAGTCACGAGCATCGGACTCACAGTCTATCAAGTCTTTCTCAGTACCCAATGCTTTCCAGAAGTTATAGAAGTGAATAGATAGCGACTTAGCTTGCATTCCAAAACTGGCGCCTAGGATCACCGGTTTGAAATTGTTACGCATGACACTGTGTGATTTCTTCGTTGCGTCTTGCGGTATGAACCCAGTTTTCTTACCTTGACCAAGATAAATGTCACCTAAGTAATCTTCAAGCATGGAGTAATCCTTAGATAACGCCGCAGCTACTAAGACCTCCTGAGACTTGAAATCTATGGTAACAAGGGCACGCCTTGGAGCTGGCTTGCATAGCATACGTAACCAAGGGCATAGGTTCATGATGAACCCCTTTGATGGCTTTGGTGACGTGCGTGACGTCTTTTGCTGAAATACCCAGTAATCAGGTCTAATGAACCCCTCGTCATCCATGATTTTACTTAGATCAGTAGAGTTCAATTGCTTCAATGTATTACGTGCTAAGTACACAGGCTCAATGATTGTCTTGTAACCGCTGACCATTTCGTCTACATAGTCCTCTTCCATGCAAAGTCTACCAGCCTCAGTGCGTTTCCAAGTGTGCAACAAATTCTTTGATTCAAGGTAATCAGAGAATGCGCTGAAACTAAAGGAGTAATGTGTAAACACTTTGTCCTTGCCACGACCTTTTGTGTTCTCTTTGTATATTGGAAACCCTGTAAGCTCGTTGCATTGTGCACTTAGTGCATTGCGTAGTTGTTGACGATTCTCAAAGACTGCACGTGTTAGCTCTTTGTCCATAGGGAAACCACGGGAGCAGAATTGCGATACACCAACGTTACGGGAATAGCGGCCACGTTGAATCATATGGTCTAATTGAACATCGTAATCTTGACCTTTGATGAACAATTCACGCAGAAGAGGACGAAGTGCCTTAGTATCAGCCTCACAGTACTTAATAATCTGAGCCATCTGAGCGTCTGTGTACACGTCGTTACCTAGAATGATTTCCCTTGTGCCTTCTTTATCAGCTTCGTAGGGTATACCGAAGGCTTCGATAGCCGTTGCAAACCCTGTTTTCTGTGATTGTAGTTCAGGGTGAGTCAGCGCATAGATTTTAAACTCAGTCCAACCATCGACCCATTGTGTACCTAGAACCCATTTATGACCCATAATCTGGGTAAGTACTTGGCACTCTGCACCGCTGATGTTGTAAGCAATGAACAGTGGATTTTGTATGGAGTTTAAGAATTCTGCGAACTCGTTGTAGTTACTTCCACGTAAATCAAAGCTTGTCATTACCTCGTTGACTTCAACACTAGCGCAGATAACATTGAACCTACCATTTACATCGTCCTTACGGTATTCGAAATCTAAATAAACATTTTTCATAATTCCTCCCAGAATTGTAGTTGACTGTGTGAACGTTATAACACTAACTTAATACTAAGGCAACAGAGGCAGTATTTCCTCCCAGTACTCGCCTCAATCGCTGACCCCAATGTGACTATTGGGGTTTTTATTTATCTCAGTAAACCTAATAAGTCATTATTCGTGTATATCTTATATTTAGTCTCTGTGGAGCTTCTAACAGTTTTACCTGTTTCACTATGAGTACTAAAGAACTTGTGAACCTTGTTTTGTGAGATACTACGTAGTTCAGGGTTCTTATGGTTCTCGCAGTCATCGATAGCACGAGCTACAATATCCTGTGGTATGCAGAACTTAAATTTACCTTCAAACTTTGTACCAACATCTTTGTATACTGATATGAGTCTTTCTTGGTCTGGATGTGCCTTAATCATACGGGCACGGCATATCTCGAGAAACTCTGAAATATAGTTAGGTATTGCAAGAGTTGTAACCTGTTCTAGTTTCTCTTGGTTAATATGGCGAACACTCATATCTTTGTCAGGTCTACGATTGAACATATAGGAAACTAGGTTGTCTATCAACGTCTCGTCGTTCCAAAGTCTCTTTCTCTCATCTTCGCTAAAGTTCTCAGTTAACATAGAGTTTGTTATCTTAGGCATGGACATTCTCCCGTCGTTTGTGTCGAGCGCTGATATCGCTGATTCCTTGTTGAGCGTAATTATAATGTTTGCATAGTTGTTGGCGGTAAAACTCTCTGAATGCATTGCTCGGTAGTTCTTGTAGTCGTTGGCAAATGTTTTCAAATAGTTATACTGTCTACTATTGCATATCGTAATCTCATCAAACGATATAAGCGTTGTGAAAGCAAGGTCACCATCGTATAAATCGTAAGCTTGGTCTGCTGAACGTGTTTGCACATTCTCACGGCGATGTACACGGGAAATGATGTCCACAAGGAGACCTTTACCTACACGTTTCTCGCCGATAAGGACTAGGTAACATAGATTACGACCAAACATTGATTGATTTATCCAATCGATAACATAGTTTGCACAGGGTGCCTCTGGGAACAAGTGTTTAAAGAACTTAACCATCAACGGATCTAGGTTCTCAGTTGGTTGAACTTTGTACTTCTTCCAGTTCGGCAAGTAATATGTATTCATTGCTTTATATGTTATCTCTCCGTCCTCAACGTCATATAGAATCGAATGTTGGTATGGATTGTACTCACGCTTACCAATAAAGAAACGATTCTTCCAGAAGCTCATATCTTCTTCTTTATCATCAAGCACATCGGTTATTGCTGACTTATCAATCATTGTAAACTTGTGATTAGTTAAGTCGATTAACCAACCATCACCCATTGAGCGAGTCATGAAGTAGTAACAGTTCTTATAGCGTGACTTCATATCATCTTTAGTCATTAACTCTGTGTCAGAGTACTTGCTGAGTTCTTTGACCACAGAGGCCTCTTTGCTCTTCTCCACAGCTATCAATGATTGACGAATACGTTGTATCTCATTGTTTAGTACGTCTTCATGTAGTTTCCATTCGTCCCTAAGCTCGTTGAGAACTGTCTTTGTCAATGAACTCACAGTACCAGATATCTTGTTGGATACTTTAAGAACTCCAGATTTAACAAAGAAATCGTACTTTTTAGATTGTATTTTCTCAGGCAACATAGTACTATTAGTCATATAAGCTCCTCTTTGAAAGCCTCGTTACTGCAATAACGGGGTTTTTATTTGTTATTAATATAACAGTGTAACTCTTCCATAGTTTTTACTACTGATCCGTCTTGTAGTATTACTTTTCCGTGGATACCACAATCTCCATTATCGAGACTAAATATAAACGAACAATTATACCTATCGCTACTTATTCTGACTATATGACTAGTATTTAGTAGAATAATAACTTCACTATCTAATTTTACCTTAATGAACTTCATGTACAGTCCCCCGTACCTAGTTATGCTAATTTAAACTTTGAACGCAAAGTAACCTTTGAACCATCATTCCTAGTAATAACGTAAGTCTCTGTTCTATACCAGACGTGGTCTTCACACGTTGTTTCAATGCTAATCACATCTTCGCTTAGACTAAGACTACGTGTTTTCTTAGTAACAGAGTCCTTGTACTTAATGACCACATCGCTAACAACGTTACCTGTGTACTCAGGGATCTTTGGAGCTTCGACAGGACGAAATCTAGGATTGTCCTTAGCTTCACGAAGATTACTCATTGTTACATCATCTGCGTTGATAGCAGCGAGACGTTTCTTGCCATTGTTATCCATGTAAACTATCTCTGCGTTAATCCTACGAATCAATCTATACAATGAGCGTCTGCATACACCAAGTTGCGTCGCTACATCGTTAATCGTGGTAATCATTTTAATTCCTCCCTGTGCTTTATATATGCTCCGTGTGCCTCAATCTCAGTGTCAAAAAGTCCTAGATGAATCAATCTACCTCTTACCCTAATTCTAGATTCGTATTTCTTTGTTGCTTTATGCCAAGTAGCACCGACTAAACGACCATTTCTATGACGTTTCATGTTTGAACTATTTTCCCTAGTAGTTACATCTCTTAAATTAACTATTCTATTATCTTTTTTATCTCCGTTAATATGGTCAATAACACCTTTTGGTAATTTCCCATAGTGTAATATCCACGCCAATCTATGAGCCTGCCACTTTTTCCCATCTATGACTACTTGTAAGTACTTACGAGAATCCTTTGTCCACTCACACCTACCGTCACTTAATCTAGTAATAACCCCTGTTTCAGGGTTGTACTCAAATCCAATAACCATAATAAACCTCCTCCCTTCTTTGTTCGAACTACCTGTAACCAATGTAACAGTAGATTTACCTATTGTCAACATTGTGCTATAGAATTTTGTCACAATAAGGGAATCGTGTTTTTCAATCAGGCTAGTAATATACTATAAATTCACTAAATTTATATAGGTATCGGGCACCTGTGAACTTTGGCCTCGAACTTGGCACTTTTTACTTGTTCTTTGTTTTCATAGTTAAGTCGAAGGGGTTCACAGTGGTTCACAGTAAAGATCGAACTACTTTATTCATATATACCAACGATAACTAGTTAATTTTAGGTGTAGTTCGATCTTCTTTCTATATCTAATATAAAAAATAAAAAAGAAAAACACACATTTTGGATACAATCGTGCAAAGTGGTCGAACTGTGAACACGTTTCGAATTGACTCAAAGTTATCCACTGTTTACTATGGTTTGGGGGCTATATGGACAACTTCGAACAACTAAAACAACATTTCACAGTTCTATACAAGGCACGAGGTTCACAATGGAAACCAAGTGCCGATGACTTAAGGAACATCGAAGAATACGCATTCGTTGGTGTCCTCGACCCAAAGGTCATTGCCACATTACTTCACGTTGATTACAAAGAGTTCGTTGCTGCAACGTTTAACTACGGAAGCGTATTAGCCGCTGTTGAACTAGGTAAGGCAAGGGCATTGCTTGCAGTGAATACTACGCTTATGGGTGTTAGCACCGGTGTCATAGACCCTGCTCGCATTGATTTCAGAGCATTAAAGTTTCTATGTACATCACGCTTTGGATACGATGAGAACGCAGTGCAGTCAAAGGAAACTAAGAAGACAACGAGACAACGTAATCGCCTTGAACGTGAGAAACTAGAGCTTGCAAAGACAATGCACCGTGACCGTGTTGATATTGAGACCACGAAAATGGCGATGACGTTGAACAGTGATGAGCTAGAGGCATTGAACAAAAAAGGTTAACTATGCGACCAAGTGAACTGCTTAAACATAAAGCTGCGTTGAGAGCCTTGGCTATCGAAGAACGCATGCGTAATCAAAGGCCAGTGTATAACCTAGATGACAGGTTAATCTCAGAGCAATATAACTTCATTACAAGTAAATCTAGGTATAAGGTGGCTCGTTGTTCTCGTCGTGCAGGGAAATCAACGGGGCTTGCGTATTACATGCGAGAAACAGCGAAGTCAGGTAAACAATGGAACTGTGCTTACGTTGGTAAAACCATATCCGTAGCTAAACGCACAATCTGGGATGCTTTGAAGTCATTGGTCAAAGAAGCCAATGATAACGTCAAAATCGACGAGAGCGAACACTGGGTCTACTTCCACGATACACAAAGCTACATATGGTTATTTGGTGCCAATGACTCTAAGCAGATTGAGAAAATGCGTGGTTTGTTCTTCAAGCTCGCCGTAATCGACGAAGCACAAATGTTCCCATCGTATCTTAAAACATTGATTGATGAAGTCATTGACCCTGCGCTTGGTGACTTACAAGGCACTCTTTGTCTCACAGGAACGCCAAATGCGTCGTGTAGTGGCGTGTTCTATGACGCAGACCACAGCGATGGCTGGGAATCACATTATTGGACGTGGAGAGAGAACACGTTCTTTGTTAACAAAGCTATGGAGAATAACCCTGCAATCAAAGACCCAATGGAAATCATGCGTTCATCATTGGCACGTCGTGGCGTTGCTGAAACAGACCCCATTGCACAACGTGAATGGTTTGGTCGTTGGTCTAAGTCCGATGATTTACAAGTTTACAAATACAGCGATGAGAAGCAGAACTATGAGTCAATGCCACTTGGTAAATGGAAATACGTACTCGGCGTTGACTTAGGATTCGATGACAGTGACGCCATAGTAATCGTAGGATTCAATGATAAACTACGTGAAACGTATTTGGTCGAAGAGTTCAAGCAATCAAAGATGGACATCACAGCGCTTGCAGAGAAGATTAAGTTCTACAAAGCTAAGTATAACCCTTATTATATGGTTATCGATGGTGGAGCGTTAGGTAAGAAGATTAACGAAGAACTCAACCAACGCCACTCGCTGTTCTTAGAACCCGCCGATAAGCAGAACAAGTTTGCATTCATTGAGTTGTTGAACTCTGACCTGCGTCTCGGCTACACTAAGATTAGGAGTAACAGCGAACTCGCAGGAGAGATGAAACAACTAACCTATGACGAGAAGGAGTTCACAGAGAACAAGAAGTTTGTGGAAGATAGTTACCTCGATAACCACTTGTGCGACGCTTTCCTTTACTCGTGGAGATACATTTACTCCTATGTTTGGAAGTCACAGCCACCCGAAGTCATCGTTGGTAGCAAAGAGTGGGAACAACGTGAGACTGAGACAATGGTACAACGAGCGATTGATAACGTAGTTAAACGCAAAGACAATGAGGAGATGGGAAACAATGAATTCAATTGGGGTGGTGATTTCGGGGAATCATGGAACTAACAACTTGTTCAAGAACTCCTATGTTCAGAATCTCAAAGGTCTAAGTTTCTATCGAAAGATTGAAGACGTTGGTAAGCGACTTGACTTGTTAACAGCGATAGCCGATGAACTCGCAGCAACAAAGAGTTTTGTTTACTTGTGTGACAAGGATGACAGAGACGTCATATATAGCCTTGTTTGCTATGAAATCGTTGGAAACAAAACTATTGTCTACTATGCTTACACCAAGTATGCTTTCAGAGGATACGGGTTCTGCAAAGAACTCTTAGATTACATTGAAGCATTACAACCAACGAATGCCTTGGAGCATAGAATACCAAGGGCGTTAACACCGAAATGGGGGAAACTGTGGGAGAGGTATCAACGCACACAACCGTATTACCCGATATCAAGGAACTAGATAGACTGTTATCGGTGTTACAGAGTAACAACGTTTACAGCTTTAAGTTTCATGGTATGGAAGTGTTACTTAGTCCTCAAATAGCTCCAGCGGCTTCAACAAGCCCAGATACAACCAACGTTCCAGATGAGCATGGTAACTATGGTATCTGGTCAGCAAAGGAGCTTAGATAATGATTGACCGCAAACCTAAGAGTACAAAGAAGCTAGACCAGCGTAAAACAGGGTCACTGAGTGGTCAAACGACCTCGTGGTGGGCTGCGGATGAAGGCAACTGTCACACAGACGTCCACGGAACCGTAGCGTTTCTAAAGCGTCAATGGTCTACGTTTTACAATGAGTTGATACAGAACGTTAGACGCTACGAGGACAAAGGGTACAATATATTCAGCTCTAACCCATATGGAAAAGTTATTGCTAACAAGACTTTAAGTCTCAACGTTACAGCGAGCTGTATTGATGCGTTGGTATCAAAGCTTACTAAGAATACACCGACAGTGCAGTACATGGCGAATTCCAGTGACTACGCTGTTCAACGTCGTGCCAAAGAGTTACAGAAGTTTATCCACGGTCACTTTAACTACACCAACGCATATAAAACGTGTTCCGACGCTCTTGCAGACGCATGTAAATTTGGTTCAGGGTTCATTCACCTACGTGAACGTAATGGCAAAGTGTGCTATGAAATCGTTAAGCCCTACGAACTCATGATAGACATTGATGAAGCTGGTTTCGGTGAGCCAATGGACATGCACATTGTTAAACTTATGAACAGGTTTCAGCTTATCCTAGACCACCCAGAACACAAAGAAGCATTGCTCAAAACATCAGAGTTTAACCCTATTTACTGTGGTTCTAAGCCTTACAGTAACAACATGGTGCTTGTAACAGAGAGCTATAGTAAGTTTGCTAAGAGACATGTTATCTGCGTTGATAATGCGACTCTGGTTGACGAAGATTGGAACCTTGAAGACAAGTATGGCCAGTTCTCGTTTCCCCTTATATCCATTAAGTACAAGGAAGCAGACCGTAACTTCTTTGGAATAGGGTTATCCGAAGAACTCAAAGCCATACAAAATGAACTAAGTAACCTTGTACAAAGTGCACAACGTGCTACAAGGCTTCTCTGCGTTCCAAAGATATTCTATAACCGAGCGTCAAACATTGTTAAGGCACACTTTGACAACGATATCGGCGGTCTCATTGGTTACGATGGTGCCGCACCACCAACGGCAATGCCACTTGGCTCCGTACCTGTTGACCTCTACAACCAGATTGAGAACTTTTACAAGAAAGCCTATGAAATAGCAGGTATTTCACAGTTATCCTCGTCTTCACAGGTACCTACGGGAATGCAGCAAGCCAGCGGTAAAGCATTGGAAACATTTTACCAAATTGAAAGTGACCGCTTCCAAACCACGGGTAAGGAATACGAAAACTTAATAATCAAGCTTAACGACAAGACCATTGATTTCATGAAGCTACTTAGTGACGAAGGGAAGCTTGAGTCCTCTGAATACTATGACAAAGATACTTGTAAGAACATTAGTTGGGACGATGTAAACATTGACCGCAAAGACTACGCTATTCAAAGTTTCCCTGTATCGTTGTTACCATCGACACCTGAGGGCAAGTTTCAATTCGTCAACGATATGATGCAAGTAGGTCTCTTAGACCCTGTGGCTGCAAAGAAACTTATGCAAATGCCTGACACAGATGGCTACCTTGACTTACAAAATGCCCCTGTTGACTTCGTTATGAACCATATTAGCGAGATGCTCGAAGGTAACGAAGTAGAGCCAGATGTTAACCAAGACTTCGATTTATCCTTAGACCTCGTTAGTAAGGCTTACCAGCTTTACAGTGTTAAACGTGCTAAGCCTGAGTGTCTAATGTTACTTGAGAACTATATCAATGCGTTAAATAGAATTTCTATTGCCAAGCAAGCGGAACAGCAATTACTATTACAACGAGCAATGATGCAACAACAACAAGGAGCTGTTAATGCTGGAAGCGCAGGAGATACAAGCGGACTCTCAAGCGGAGAGCCAAGTGGATTCGCAACCAACGCCATCGGCTGAGGAAATAAGAGCCCAAGTGCTCGCTGAATCCAGAGAGAAAGAGAAACAAAAACAACACCGTGAACAGCAATTACGCCGTGAACGTGATGAGCTGAAGGCGCAGTTAGCCGAAGTGGAAGCTGCGAAACAAGCGATACTACGTAACGGCTGGGACATCAACGCCCTAACAACGATTAAGAATAGTAACGTTGCAGCCGTTGATAACCCATTAATCGACGAGCTACAAGCTCAGATTCGTAGTCTCAAAGAAGAGAACTCTCGTCGTGACCAAGTAATCGCAGATGAAAGAGAATTAAAAAACATTGTTGACTACGTGCACGGTAATGGTGAAAAATATGAATTGATACAGGCGTTCAAATTGGAAGGTGAAGTTCAATCTCTGATTAAACACACTTTCAAGTCGGACGGCAAGATACTAAGCTACACCGAAGCGGCGGACTTGATTGAGAAACACTTAGAGAAGCAAGAAAGGGAACATGCGGCGTTACTCAAGAAAACAAAGAAAGCTAAATCTCTATTCAATGAGGGTATCGATGTGGCAGATATAAAAGTCGCTAAGAGTAAAGGCATAGACGCTGAGAAAGCGGAGACAATAATTTCTAAGAACAAGGAGAAAGTTGAAACTAAGGCAGCGGTACCAGCGAACAGAAACGATTTAATAACACGCTTAATCAATAAGCACAGCAAGAAATAGGAGATAGATAAATGGTAGTTCCAAGCAGGCAGTATAACATAGTTAATGAGTTCCAACCATATGAAGCGATACTCAAAGAATACTATGAGAACATGACACCGGAGAACATGACTTACAAAAAACACCCTTTGTTAGCTATGTTAGAAAAGAATCCTAATTTACAAGGCAAAACATTCCCGTTACCAATTCAATATGGTAACCCTCAAGGTACGTCTAACACGTTTACTAACGCTAAGGCGAACCAATCACGTAACCGTTATGACAAGTTTAACTTGTACACAACTTTCAAGTATTCCTTTGCAACACTTGAGCGTCTTATGTTCAAGGCCGCTAAGTCTGACATCGGTTCCTTTGTGAAAGAAGCAACTAAGATTATCGACAATTCCATTATTACACACATGCAACAATTGCAAGCTGACTTATACGGCGACGGCTCTGGCTCCATTGGTCAAGTAGGTTCAATCGCTGGCCAAGTTATCACATTGTCCGCAGTGGAAGACTGGTTCAAGTTCTCCAAAGACCAAACATTGGTATTCTGTGCAACTAGAACAGGTGGTACAGTGAGTAACAAAGTGACTGTGTCCGCTCGTGGTACAAGTAAATCAGGGCAAATCACTGTTGCAGGGTCTCTCGCAGGTGTACAACCTAACTGGTTCATTTTCCGTGATGGTGACTATGGTAACGCCTTAACTGGGTTATCTGGATACATTCCTGAAGCAGCCCCAGTAGCCGGCGATAACTTCTTTGGCATGGACAGAAGTAACGACGTAGAAATGTTATCCGGTGTACGCTTAGACGCTCAAGGTTCCAACATTATCGAAGGGTTAATGGAACTAGCGTCCATGATTGAAGCTGTTGAAGGTGAACCTGACTTTGTATTCATGAACCACTTAGATATCACAGACGTTGAGAAACAGTTAACAAACAAGATTGAGTACACAACTGTAGACTTAACTCTATCCAGCGGTGTTCCAATTGCATTCAAAGGTATCAAGCTACCAACACACAGAGGCGAAGTTACAATCATTGCTGACCCATACCAAAAACGCCGCCGTGCGCATATGTTAACATTGAAATCTTGGGAACTAGCTTCCATAGACAAAATTGCTAACATGATTGATGATGACGGTGTATCTATGTTACGTGCGTCTGACCAAGATGCTTTCGAAGTACGTATTGCCAGCTACCCTCAGTTAGCTTGCTACGCACCCGGACACAACGGTGTGTTCACTTGGTAATCATAGGGAACCCCATTTAGGGGTTTCTTTTCTTTGGGGTTTATTATGATTCAAAATAACACGTTATTCATACCCTATGAAAGCCACGCCGAAGGTCTCATCGAGTACTACGGATTCGTTGCAACCAACGGAACCGTAAACGTTGGCGCTCGTGGTGTCACTGTGGCAAAGACAGGTACAGGTACTTATCGTTTAACGTTGGTTGACCAAGTTCCGATATACGCCGCTGACTTAGCTGACACAAATATGGCTGCGTCTGCCAATGGCACAGGGGTTACAAAGACCTGCGCTTGTCATGTAACCGCAGTTTCACCGGGTGTCGCAGCAACAAACTTAATGAGTTCAGCGTATGCTGGGGAGCCTGTTCTAGGTACCAATGGTTCCGTTGTATTCAATATACTTACTGCGCAGATGCCAGCGGCGGGCGGTGCCCCTGTGGCTGCTGATAATGCGTTCTACTTCAAAATCGTTGTGTCATCTATGGCAAAGGAGGCTAAATAACATGGCGTTCGCATTAGCCAGAGTATTGGCACAAAATCATCTTAGTAAACAAACTAACGCTGTTAAAATAAATGCAAGCTATGACCCAACTGGCGGTGTTAAAGGCGGTCTAAAGTTTTGTTCCATAGTATCAAGTGGTACCGCAGGGATTTACTACGTTCGCTTAAAGAACATTTTCTATCGTAAAGATGGGATAACTTCGATAACGGACGGTGATACATCGTTTCCAATGAGCAACGTAACCTATTTCTTAGCGGAAGTTGTAGGCCAAGCACCTAACCCAACCCTAGCAAACGCTGGACTACAAGTATCCAACGTATACGACGCAGCAAACAACCGCTTCATACTGTACACATTTGACGCCACAGGGCTTAAGGATATCCCAGCAGGGTCAAGGCTGTCCTTAGAAATAACATACAAGAAATTTGAGGGGGCTAGGTAATGATAGGTAACAAAGTCTATGGTATAGCTCCGAGGCATTGCCCTCACTTTAGGACAGTTATTCACGAGGTAGTCGTTGATTTCTCATCTGGCTCACCCGTAGCCAATGATAACGATTGTATCGTTGGTATAGCTTCACCTAACTCGTTCATATTGAACCTCGTTAAGAACGTTAACCGTGTTCTCTTTGTTAACTTCCAATACCAACCCGCTGCGGCACCTGCGGTTGCTGCGGACTTTAACGCAATCGGTATTGGTGCAGTATCTGTCGCTAACAAGAATCTAGGTAACGCATTAGGTACCTACAAAACAGTAGCGTTTCCGTTCTCACTACGTAACTTAGTTGATGGTACGTTGAAAGCGCCAACAGGGAAAATCTATTTTGAAGTGGTAATGCAACAAAACGAGGCTCAATAGTTATGAGTAGAACAGTAACATTGCAAGAATTGATGGATAGGTCACGCCAGTACGCTGATATGCAGAACAGTAATTTTATCAGCGACAACGAACTTAAGTTGTACATAAAGAACGCATGTACAAAATACTGGAACTTGATTAACCAACTTGGCCAAGACTACAACATGGTAACGTCACCTGTTACTCAGTTTGTAGCGAACACAAAGGAATATGCGTTACCAACGGATTTCTTGCACATGAGAGGCGTAGACCTCGCTGTTTCCAACACACCACAACCCAATGATATCTGGATTAACGTTCGTCCCTACCAGTTTTCTGAGAGAAACCGCTTTCAAGGTTACCCATATTTCACTGGTTGGGGTATTTCTACGTATCTTCGTTACAAGATTAAAAACAATGTTATCTCGTTTGACCCTTACCCACAAGGTTACGGTTCATTTCGTTTACACTACACCCCTGTTATGCCTGACTTGGTCAGCGTTACTGATACGATAGACGGCGTTAACGGCTTTGAAGACTATATTGCATTGAAAACAGCGGAACGTATGCTTGCCAAGGAAGAATCCGATGTGTCTTGGATTATGAAGGAGACCGCCGAGTTTGAAGCTATGTTAAAACGTGCAGCCGATGATAGAAATCGTGACCGCAGTGACAGAGTTTCCGATATTAACGCTGATATCAACATATGGTGGTAACTCTATGTCTTCCTTGCTACTAAACTCCAACGTTAAACTAAGTACTGCTCAGGCTAGCGTTGTAAATTCCCCGTTAGCTTTGAACACTGGGGAATTCGAGACAAGTCAACTTTACCAAAACACAGGTACCGTTGTTGACAGTGTAAATAACGTTATATCGAATCTAAATCACAAACATGCAATGTGTTACTTGGACACAACGTTAAACCCTAATCGCATTGTAAACAACGGGGATTCACTGATATTCAAGTCTGTGGTCTCTGACCCATTTGGGGCGTATAACAGCGATACAGGCGTTATAACGTGCCCTGTAACAGGGTTAATGACAATACGACTTAATGGTTATACGCTAAACGGTGGTATGGATTTACAAGTTTTAGCTATTTCGTCCTCTGGTAGTGGTGATACAACGTACAAAGTTTATCGTTGTTATGCAACGGCTTCGTATTACACAGTAACAAGTAACTTTGCGTACTTTGGCAAGGCCGGTGACCAAATTAAGCTTGTCGTAGCTACGCCTTCAGCGGTAACATTACCCTATGATTTACAGTTATCATTAACATGGGGTTAATATGTTGGAAAAAGTTGAACTTAATCTTAGTCTGTCTACGGGTATCGACACCAAGACCGACAGTAAAATCGTTGAAGGTAGATTACTTACCTTAGAAAACGCTGAAATACGCAACGGTATCGTAGTTAAATCTACGGGGTACGATAACTTAGACCCAACGTACCCTTCGAATGACACATCATCAAATAAAGCATTGATACCAGTGGGTGACTCAGTAGTCCTTGTAGACGACGATAAGATAGGTATCTACAATACATCTAATTCAAAGTTTAATTACATTGACTCATTCGGCAGTTGCGGTAAATCTGTGGTAACTGTGGATAGCAACATACAAGATTTTTTGCAGTATACACCTGCTTACGTACCAGTACTAGGGGGTATTGCAACGGCGGAAAGTAGTAAGTATATTGTTACAGCTACATGCTACCAAACCTATAGTAATGACCCAAATGATACTACTACGGTAACGGTGTCCATATCTGTTGTGGAAAAATCAACGTTTACCTTGGTTAAAAAATACTTAAAAACAATTGGTTCACAGCTCACGTCATCAGGTCAAAATATTAACGTAGCATGCACCGATAACTTTTTTGCATTGTACGTACTCAATGACCGCAATGCCTACGACTTGAAAGAAACCGTATACGATTACAACAAAAACGACCCTGTTTCCTCTGACGTAACTGTGGCAACCGGTGTATTTAGTTGGTCTAGTATTGAGGTATCAAACATCGGTAATATATCTTATATTTTGTACCTCGCCCGACCTGTTAGTCCTAACCCATCTGCACCTACGTTGGTTGTTAGAAACTTTGAAACCCAGACCACAATAGCGGCGGGGCTTACTTTTTCCCAGTTAACTATTTACGGATCAAACCAGCAACCCGCTGATGAAGAAGTATGCATAAATAACAGAGTTATAAACGTTGTAGGTAAAGGTAACGTGGTAGCTCTTGCGGCAGGGATAACTTTTGCTCTCATAGACCCAGCGAATAATACAGTATGGCGTAGCTTTAGTTATCCTAATACTCCGACTATGCCAATAGTGTCCCTAGGTTACTTAAGTGATACTAATGAATTCTTAGCTTTGAAATCATATAAACAAGAAGGTCTTATTAACAATATCCCCTTAAAACGAATACCCGTAGTCAATAGGTACAGCTTAACTACTAATTCGTGGACATTTTTATCAGATATATCTAGGTTTAAAACAGTAACCGTAAATGGCGTGCCTACCAATGTATTATCTAACTACTTTGGTTACGAAGCTAACGCCCAACTAGGTGTTTGTATGGCGGCCAGTGCGTTAATGTGTACATCAAAAAAGGCGTACTACATTCAGGTTTACTATGCATACCCTTTTCTAAACTCGTCTACTGACACGTACCCTGTGACAATACCTCCACAAAGACCCTCAGGTACATTTAAGTCGATAGCGTCTGAAGTTAAATGTAGCCTGTTATTAATGGATTCCGATTACAACGTTTGTGATAGATTTGTTGACTACAATGGTTCGTACCAGACAAATTTATACTTTAACAAAATAAATACTGGGGCTATAGGATTAGATAACATAAACATATCGTACCCTCTAGTGGCTAGTTTATTAGCTAACGTAAAAGACCCTGTTGCGGGTACTAATATATCTAGCAGGTTTTCATATGATGTTAGGCTCCATAGACTAACTACAAAAGTAAATTACCCGATAAAGAGCGGTAGGATAAATAATGCAGTTGTCGTATCGTCACCTAGTCTCTACGAAATAAATAATAACCAACTAACAGAGCAAAACTTTTACGATTTCCCTCAACTTCTAGTTTCTCCGAGTAACCAAGCAGGGACGTTAACTGGTTCATACAGTTTTAAGGCGATATTTGAGCACACTGACGGGTCTGGAAACGTAGTACGTAGTTCAGAAAGTATTACTAAACAAATCCAGTTAACTAATAACAATGTTATTATTGGTATTACGGTTCCTCCTTGGTTTACAAAAAGAACCAATCAAAAGATAAAAATATACGCCACTCAGGCTAACGGTAATACGTTTAACCTATTATACTCAGTAAATCAGACAATGAGACCTTTAGGCTCTGGCGGGAACACACCGCAGTCTGTATCTACATGGACTTACCGCCAAACGGCTACCGCAGACCAAATATCGGCGTTAAACTTTAAATCGGTAGATGACGCAGTGGACAAAGAGCTTATATACACAAGTGGCGGAATATTGCCAGCGTTCCCATTACCTTCCGCAATAACCAACGTTGTACATAATAACCGTGTTTTCTGTGTACCACATTACAACAAAAACTTGATACGTTATACAAAGCCTATCCAAGTAGGAATCGCTACTGAGAGTTTTCTAGGTCTCGACATAATCATAGAATCTCGTGGTGGTGATATCGTAGAACTCTCAAGCCTCGATGAAAAACTTATCGTATTTAAGAAAAACAGCATATATGGCATACAGGGTGACGGTTTTGACGACTCTGGCAATGGCTCAACGTTCAGTGTTCCTTATTTAATCAACTCACCCGTTGGTTGCAGTGAGCCATTAAGTGTTGTTCGTATTCCCGATGGGATTATGTTCAAGTCAACTAAGGGTATCTACTTACTTAACCGCTCGGTAACCGTGTCCTACATTGGTGCCCCTGTGGAGAAGTTTAACAATGAGAAAATAGTTTCCTCTGTAATCATAGAGACAGAGAACAAAGTAAAGTTCACCACAAACGCAGGTAACGTACTTACCTACGACTACTATTATGGCGTTTGGTACACAGAGTCAGGCCTTGCTTTCGTGGGTACATCGTTAATTCAGGGAAAATTCTGCGGCGTGTTTAACACTGGTAAAGTATGGCTAAACAACCCTACGTCGTATCTTAGGGACGGCGCACAATACTCCATGAAAGTGCAAACAGCGTGGCTAAGACTTAAAGGTTTACAAGGTTACTCTCGTGCATATCGTATCTATTTACTCGGTGATTACAAAGATACACATAGTATTAACATTGATGTGAGCTACGACTACAATGAAACCGTTGCCCACACAGTAAACTACGTCCCTGTTCTAAATTCACCTAGTCAACCAATTCAAGCACGTGTTAATTTTGAAAGGCAGAAGTGTCAAAGTGTGAGGTTAACGTTTACCGATGTATCTACTGGAGCTACTGGTAACTCGTTAACTATGACAGACCTAAGTATCTTAGCAGGGGTGAAACGTGGATTCAACAAAGTGTTGCCAAGCCAAACAACATCTGTTTAGCGAGTATTACAGTGAGTACCATGAGACTGAGACAATCATCGAACCCTATGGTTTCATGACTTACCAAATCATTGGAAAAGATTGTCACATATTTACAATGTTTGTTAGCAAAGAATTCAGGGGTTCAAAGTACTCGGCGGAGATGGCAAAGAAGGTTGAGAGCGTGGCTTTAGAGCGTGGTTGCACTGCGGTCATAGGTTACGTTACCTTCCCATCGCCGTACCCTGAAATAAGCCTTGCATGCCAATTTAAGCATGGTTTTAAGATAGATAAAGTAAACCAGAATCAAATCATACTAAGGAAGGAATTAAAATGGGAGCCGTAGGAAAATTCTTAGGTAACGCCACTGGGGTAACTCAGACAGGTAGAGCCGACGCTTACAAAGAATACAATCCAACAATGATTGACCAGTCTGCAATGCAACAAAACATAAACCAGCAAGCAGGACAACAAAAAGACCAAAATGTTAACTCGTTTAACGCAGCGGTAAATAGTCAACGTGGAGTATCTCCTACCATTGCAGCGATGTTAATGGGTAATAACTTAGCATCTGCGAATCAACAAGCCTCACAGCAAGCAACGAACGCAGGAGCTAACGTTGGGTTTCAGTCACAACTTGCAAATCAGCAAGCAGGGTTTCAGGCTCATCAATTGAACTCACAAAACTACAATGCTGCAATGGGACTTAACCAAGGATACGCAGAAGGTGCCGCTAATCGCAGTCAGGCGACTCTTGGTGGACTAATGCAAGGCGGCGGAGCTGCGTTAACCTTACTTAGTGACGAAAGAATCAAAGAGAAGAAGAAAAAGTTAAACTCGGATGACGACGAAAGCGCTGTTAATGAATTCCTTGAGTCATTGTCTCCACACTCCTACAAATACAAGGAAGGTAGTGACGGCGATGACGGTGGTAAGCAACACGTAGGTATCATGGCTCAAAATGTTGAGGACACAGAAGCAGGTGAAGGCATTGTTAGTGAGAATGAAAATGGGACAAAGCAGCTCGATGTTGCGCAGTTAACAGGGTCACTTGCGGCAGGTCTTGGCGCAGTTCACCGTAGACTGCAACAACTCGAAGGACGAAAGGTGAAGAAATAATGGTAGAAATTAGCGACGAAGCAAAGAAACGAATGAAATACGGTGGTCTTGCGTCTTGGCAAGGTGCACTTGGTAAGGAAGATACGTCGTCACCAAGCTTCCTTGATAACTTTGCTGCAAAGGTAGCGAAGGAAGGCGTTTACGCTGGACAACCTAACATAGACCCTAATGGCTCTGTGTTACCAAGTGGTATGCCATCATCGCAACCTATGGGACTTAGTACCCAAGCTCAGCAACAACCAACGGAGATACCTAGTCAGATTGCTAACAATATTCAGCAACGTCAACAAGGTATCTCCAACTTGTATACGCCGTCACAGAATGTACAACCTAATCAACTTCAATCATTGAATCCATATGCTGGCGTTCAAATCGCTGGAGTATCACAAGCGCCGTTTCAGCAAGAACAACGTGCTCTAGGTGCTCAAGGTAACGTGCTTGCAAAGGCTACTGAGCAACAAGGTAAATCTTTGCAGAACTTGAACGCTCAGCAACAAAATTATTTCAAAGATTTACAAGGTCAATCACAGGGCGCATTGAAGAAGTACCAAGCTGAAACAGGTGACTTTGATAAACAATTGGATTCGATTAATCAAAAGTACCCCTTATTAAATCGTAAGCAAGTAATAGAGAACATGGACTTAGGTGACAAAGTACTTAGTGGTATCGGAGTTATTCTAGGTGGTATTGGTGCAGGGATGACAGGGAAGGACAATGCAGCGTTGGGTCTTGTTAACAAAAACATTGATTCTATGCTCGAAGTTAACCGTGCGAATTATCAACGTAGCATTGATACATTGAATGCTAAGCGAATGAAGTCAGCGAGTGACTTTGATATGACGAGGCAACAAATCAATGACAACGCTACAATGCAGAATAACATTTTCAGCGCTGTCAAAGACCACATTGACGCACAGTACAAAGTAGCTTCGTCCCCAGCGGTAAAGTATCAACTTGAAGCCGCAGGTGCTCAGGTTATGCAGCGTATGGCACAGATGAATCAACAAAATGCACTGCAAAACATGCAATTGCAGTTACAAGGTAGACAATGGGCTGCACAGATGGCAATGAATCCACGTGCAGTGCAACTTGGTACCGATGCACAAGGAAAACCTATTCAAGGTGTCGCTGCTAGTGACAAAAGTGCTGAGGTACTTCGTGAACAATTACCGCAGTTAGACCAGAAAATCAGTGCTGTTAAGGATATGGTTGATTACTTAAACCAAGCACCTAAGACCGCTGGTAAGAGTCAATCGTTGATAGGAAAGAACTTAGAAGGGATGAAGCAAAACGTAGCTAAGCATTTTGGCTTAGACCCTAAGGAACTTCCTGACATTGTTCAAAGTGTTGGACGTGACGCCACTGACTTCTACAACCAACTGTTAGAACAAGCAACAAAGAATAAACAGAACATTATCAACGCTAACGTGATTAAGTGACCAAGTTCGAACATT